AGGCACACCCCTAGACCCCAGAGAAGTAGAAGCCGTCAAAGAACTTGACGTAATATACATAAGGACGCAGTAATGCCAGTAGTTGACCTCAGATTCATGGTTCACAATAAGAAAGACATTGTAGATGCTACGAAGTCTCTTAAAGAGTTTAACGTAGCTAACGTCCAACGTGCTGCGAACCATGATAAAGTAGCCGCTGCTGACTTGCGTGGAATGAAGGCCACAAACCAACTTCGTAGGTTAACTAGGACTTTGCAAGCTGACTTGATGCGGCTAGAAAAAGAAGGCATCCTTACACAAGAAGAGCTTACCGCCAAGGGTCAAGAATATAACCTCATGCTTGCTCAGAGAGAGCGAGAGTTAAAGAACTTTGTAGAGACAGACAGGGTTGCTCTTGCTCAAGCAAAACGTGAACAAAAGATGGTAGACGAGTCTGTTAAAAAGACTAAGAGACTCACTGACGAGACAGAAAAGCTTAAGAGGCAGTATAGTAGTTCGTATGCGGCCCTACAAAAATACAGAGAAGCTGTTAAAGGTATAAATCAAGCTTGGGGTGGTGATAAAACTGCACAAGGAAGGGCAGCACTTAAAGCCCTTAGAAAAGACTATGAGGATTTTACTAATGCACTTCAACGTGGTTCTATCGTAGACGCAGGAAACCAGTTTGCTCGTTACGGAGACCAAGCGTACAGGGCAACACAGAAAACTAAGAGGTTTGCATCAGTTGGTCTGCAACAAGCAGGTTATCAGGTCAATGACTTTATCGTACAGGTGGCATCTGGTCAGAACGCACTCGTAGCCTTCGGGCAACAGGGTTCACAGTTTGCTGGCATCTTTGGTACTGGGGGTGCTGTTGTAGGTGCTATAATCGCTGGTATAGCTGCATTAGGTAACTTAGCTTATCAGATGTATAACACCGAGGAGTCTGTAGAGGATCTTAGTGAAGCGTTCTCTGAGCTAGGCAGTCAAGTAAGTGCTATAGAGTCTATGGGAGACCAACTCGAAAGTGTCTTAAAAGCTCCTATGAGCCTTGCACGGTATGAGCTTGCTAAACTTTTAGCAGACATGAAGAAGATAGACCTTAAAAATATTAGGTCTGAGATTAGCAAGACCTTTGGTATGCAGTATCAGACAAAATTTAACAAACTTATAGGTCAGCACGTCCCTATCGTCGGTAAGGTGGTTATACAAAAAGAAGGCATACTTGCAGACATGCAAGATGTTCTTGCTGAAATGCAAGAGGCAGACACATTAGCTCGTAAGGCAGCAGAAGGTAAGACTGTTCAGCATCGTCAACAAATAGCGCAGCTAAAACAAGACATAGATGACCTTGCCGTTGCTTTAGGCACCCCAATAAAAAGTCAACAAGACCTTATTAAATTGGGTTATGCGCTTAACGACATTGTTGACGGTCGCAAAGGTAAACTCCAAGACCAAGTACGGTTGTTTTTACAAGAGTCTGGTATCTTAGACCTTATGGTTGATCAGCAAGTTGAGTTAGCAGCAGCTCAGGAAGAGGCAGATAAAAATCAAAAAAAGGCGCAAGAGGAGAAGGAAGCCTTAGCTCTACAAATGCGTAAGGCAAACATCAAGCACCTTGAGGGTGAACACAGAGCTATAGAAGCTGCCAATAAAAAAGAGGTGGCTCACCTTAATAGGATATATGCTTTTAATCAAAGAATAACAGACCAGATCACTAACCTTAATAAAAAAGAACAAGATCAAATTATAGCAAAGATGAAAACAGAAGGTGATATTAAAAATGCCCGTGATCTTGAAATAAAACAAGCTCAACAGATTGCTTACAACAGAGCTATGGCAGGGCACGAAGCGTTGAAAATGTCCACTGCTGAGTATAATACTATGCAAGCTTTGGCAGTAGAGGCTGGTAAAGCAGCAGCGGCTGCTGTGGAAAGGAAGCATGCTTCTGAGGATGCAACGACTGCCCTACGGGACAGTAAAGAAGATGCCAGAGAGTTGGCAAAGGCACTCCAAGATGCAGCTAGGGCTTCTGAGATAATCAGCAACATCAATCTTGATGTACAAGACAAGATAGCAGTTATGAGGTCAAAGATAGCTGCTGCTCAAGCTGGGGGAGACCCCGAACTTGCAGGGAAGGCGGTCAGTGGCTTCTTAAGTGCTAAACGCAAACTTGAGAAATCGGCTGGGGATGAAGGATTGTCGCCCGAAGCTATTGCTAAACTAGAGGAAAGAAAAACTCTTGAAAGAGAACTCTATGACCTAGCTGTGAAGTATAAAGAGCTCACTAAATCCGACAAAGAGAGTGGTGGTAAAGAAAAACTAAATGCCATTGAATTACTCACTAAAGAGTGGGCTGAAATGGACCTTAACCTCAAGAAGCGTGAGGCACTTATAGGTCTTACAGAAGAAGAAAGAACATTACAGAACATTAAAATGCAACTGTTTGACAAAGTTAAAGATAAATTAGCTACTATGGACGAAGGTTCCAGAAAATACCATATGTCTGAGATTGCAAGAGTTGCTGAAATGATCGCTGCGGAAGAAAAGCGTATTAGACTCTTAGAAGAACATGAACAGCACCAGAAGAACGTAGCTGATACTATAGCTAACAGTATGGGTGACGCACTTACCTCTATAGTAGATGGTACTAAGAGTGTCTCTGATGCCTTTAAAGATATGGCTAGAGCTATTATTGCTGAGTTGTATCAAATCTTTGTTGTCAAACAGATCACAGGTATGATCGCAAATGTTATCTCTCCGGGCGCAGGAGATTCTTATCTGTTAGCAAGGGGTGGCGTCTTAAACAACGGACAAGTAGTACCTTATGCTGATGGTGGTGTCGTAGGTGGCCCCACTTACTTCCCTATGGCTGGTGGTCGTACAGGACTAATGGGAGAAGCTGGCCCAGAAGCTATCATGCCTTTGAAAAGGGGTAAAGATGGTAAGCTAGGTGTACAGGCAGAAGGTGGTGCTGGTGACGTTATTATTCATCAGAACTTTAACTTTCAAGCTAATGGTGACGAGAGCGTTAAGAAGATTATAGCACAACAAGCCCCAGCTATCGCTAACATGACCAAGAAACAGATACTAGATGATCGTCGTAGGGGTGGTCAGATGAAACAAGCGTTTGGGTAAGGAAACCTCATGGCACTAAAGACTGCACCAACTGATATAGGCTTTGCACAAATAACCCTTAGTGCTATGAACGCTGTTGCCACATCTGAGTCTCCCTTTACTTATAAGCAACAGGTAGTACAACACACAGGCCAAGCATGGAAAGCCTCTGTAACTATACCCCCTGTTAGGAGAGACTTAGGTGAGCCTTGGGTAGCTTTCTTGTTGTCGTTACAGGGACCAGTGCATACCTTTCTCTTAGGTGATCCTAACTGCACAGAGCCTAGAGGTACAGCTACTGACAGTTCTCTTACAGCTACGGGTACTGCTGGTGCTTCATCTGTAACCATTACTATCTCTGACGGGACAACCCTTAAAGCTGGTGACTACATACAACTGGGAATAGGAAGTACATCTAAACTACATAAAGTCTTAGCAGACGTATCAGCTACGGGATCGGTGGATATATGGCCTAACCTCAAAGATACTTACTCTGGTGCTGCTGTAACTGTAGACAACGCTAAGGGTGTCTTTAGGTTAACAAGTAATGTGCAAGATTGGCAGATAGGTAACTCTAGTACCTATGGTATCTCCTTTGAGGCTGTAGAGGTGATAACATAATGACTAGGACTATTCCCTCGGTAGTACTTAATGCCCTAGACGATGATGTAATCTCCCCCTTCTTTGCTGTAGAACTCTTGTTTGACAGTCCTGACGAGATTAGGTTGTGGACAGGGGTTGGAGACCTTTCCTACGGAGGGCATACTTGGACAGGTTCAGGTAACTTACTAAACATATCTGAGGTACAAGAGGCATCTGATTTATCTGTTAGAGGTGCAACTATTACCCTTAGTGGTATGACCTCTGAGGTAGTTGCACTAGCCATTACACAGCCATATCAAGGTAGAGTGTGTAACATATATTTTGGTATTACCTCAGACACTACAGCCCTAACCCAAGTGTTCTCTGGCTACATGGATCAGATGAACATACAGGAATCCCCTGATACAGCTACTATAGAAATAACTGTAGAGAACAAACTAATAGACCTAGAGAGGCCAAGGCTTGCTAGGTATACTTCTGCTTACCAGAAGTCAGTATATCCCGGAGACCTTGGATTAGACTTTATCGAAGACCTACAAGATAAAGAAATTGTTTGGGGCAGAACTGCTAGTTAGGAAGAATACGAATGGGTCTTACTTTTAAAGGCATCTTCAGGGCTATTGTTGTTGCAGCTATTACTGCTGCTATTATGGTAGCTACTGGTGGAGCGGCGCTGTTCTTACCTACATTCCTAGTACACGCTGGTTTAGGCATAGCCATGAGTGCCTTGGCACCTAAGCCTAAAGACATAAGTAATTTTGGTGGTAAGTCTAACAGAGGTTATAATGTAACACAGACAGGTTCAGCCTTAGACCATCAGGTCATATATGGTAAGATGAAGACCGCTGGTGTTAGGGTGTTTGATGGCACTACAGGTACAGATAACGTACAACTACACAGGGTGTTAGCCTTTGCTGGACATGAGATAGAGTCTTTTGAGCAGATATACATTAACGATGAAGTGGCAACTATAAACAGTAGTGGTAATGTTACCTCTCCTAGTCGTTATAGTGGGCTAGTCACAATCAAGGAACACTTAGGTACATCTACTCAAGCTGCCGATAGTGACCTTGTTTCTAACGTATCTGGTTGGACAGGGAACCATAGACTTCGTGGTATTGCATATCTGTATGTTAAGTTGACTTATGATACAGATGCCTTCCCTAATGGCGTACCTGAGATTAGGGCTATCATTAAAGGTAAGAAGGTATACGATCCTAGGACCTCTACTACCGCTTGGTCTGATAACCCTGCTCTATGTGTAAGAGACTATCTGACAGCTACAGGGTACGGGTTAGGTGAAGCTGCCGCTAACATAAATGATACCTCCTTTACCACTGCTGCTAACATATGTGACGAGACTAGCACAGACGCCGGTACAACACGGTATACAGCCAATGGTGCCTTCACCACAGGAACTACACCACAAGACCTCTTAGAAGGGCTTATAACGTCTATGGGGGCTACTCTGTGGTACACTCAAGGTGCATGGAACGTAAAGGCTGCTAAGTGGACTGCTCCTGTATTAGACCTTAATGAAGACGATCTTAGGTCAGGAATAAGCCTGTCAACTAGACACTCTCGTAGGGATAACTTCAACACAGTTAATGGTACGTTTAGGGGTGACGAAAGTAACTGGCAAGTAACAGACTTCCCACCTGTAACTAACGCTGCCTTTGTTACTGCTGATGGTGGTCTAGAGTCTGCCTTAGACATGGACTTACCGTTCACAGACAACTCAATAGAATCTCGGCGTATAGCTAGGATCATGCTTGAGCGTAATAGACAACAGCTACAGTTTCAAGCATCCTTTGGTCTTAGGGCTTTTCAAGTGCAGACAGGTGACAATGTAAGGATCACTAACACTAGGCTTGGGTGGACCAATAAAGAGTTTGAGGTTGTCTCTTGGACATTTGGGTTACAGAATGAGTACGATCTACAAGTAGAAATGACCCTAAAGGAAATATCTGACAGTGTCTTTGATGAAGTCAACGATGGTATAGTCTACGAAAGAGATAATACTACTCTGTTGTCCCCCTTTACAGTGCCTACCCTTGGGTTAACCTTGGGGTCAGAACTGAGGAGGATCAAGGGTAAAGTACTGGGGGTTATGACCATAGATGTTACAAACACTACTAACATTATGGACACAGCAGAGGTTCAATACAGAAAAGTAGGAGATACAAACTACACATCTTTAGGTACAATCGGGGGTTTTGTAGGTACAGACCGTGTAGAGGTCGTAGGTATAGAAGATGGATTTTATGATGTAAGGGCAAGAGCTACTAACTCTTTAGGTGTTCACGGTCCATACAACACTCTGGCTAATCAGTTTGTAGAGCCTTTAGGCGCACCTCCTGCTGATGTAACTAACTTCTCTGGCAACCTTGTCGGAGGCAACTTATTCCTAAGCTGGACACCAGTACCTGACTTAGACTTAGCTCACTACATCATTAGATACTCTAAGGCTACTTCTGGTGCTTTATATAACTCCTCTTTCCTATTAGCTGAAGTACCTTCAAGTAGTAGTACTTTATCTCTGTCAGATGCAGGTCCGGGCACTTACTTCATAAAAGCTGTAGACGATACCGCTAGTGGTTCTAATACCTCAGTTAATGCTGCCAAGTTTGTTATCACCAGCGTTGGTATGGAAGAGTTAAATGTTGTAGCCACGCTCACAGAACATCCTTCTTTTAACGGAGTTAAGTCAAACGTAGAAAAGGCTGACAATAAGTTGCTACTTATAAGTGAGCTTTTTGATTCTGCAACAGGGGACTTTGACGATAGGCCCAATAACTTCGACACTGTAACTACCTTTGAAAGTTCTGGCATATACTACTTTGCTAACAACCTTGACATTGGTTTTAAAGCTACTTGCAGATTAGGCTACAGTTTTGAGTCCACTAGGTTTAACAATGCCGATACTTTTGATTTACAGTCTACACTTTTTGACGATGCGACAGGAGAATTTGATACTGTAGGGTCTGATGCAGATGATACATCTGTCACCTTAGAGTTGAGGCACACTGACGACGACCCTTCTGGAACACCTACTTGGACAGCTTGGCAGTCATTTTCCGTAAGTGATATAACTGCAAGAGCTTTTGAGTTTAGGGCAATACTGACTTCAACCACCGAAACTTCTTCTCCTCAGATAAGTGAACTGTCTGTTGAAGTAGATATGCCTGATCGGGTAGAATCGGGTTCTGACATAACCTTTACAGGGACCACTAACGTAACCTTTACAAACGCTTTTGCTAATGTGCCAGCTATAGGCATATCCTTAGCTAATCTGACAGATGGTGACAGATACACAATCACAAACAAAAGCCGAACTGGTTTTACTATGAACATCTTTACTGGCTCGTCAGCCAGTACAAACGCTGTAACCTTAGACTATGTAGCTAAGGGCTACGGAAAGGAACTAACGTAATGTCGCAGCATGACTTTAATATTGCTAACCAAACTTTTCCTGCCACTAGAGCAGATATAAACAATGCTATCTTGGCTGTTGTTTCTAATTCTTCTGGTGATGCAGAGCCTTCTACTACCTATGCTAATCAGTGGTGGTATGAGACAGACACTAATACCCTCAAGATTAGGAACGAGGCTAACGATGGGTGGGTAGATGTTATTACTTTAGACGCAAGTATGACCGCTGCTGCTAGTGAGCTAAATCAGCTAGATGCCATTACTAGGGGTTCTATACTTTATGGTAATGCTAGTGGAGAGACTGCTAGACTAGCGGCTGGCGGTGCTGGTACTGTCCTTAGCTCAGATGGTACTGATCTATCGTGGGCTGCTGCTACACCTACACTGACTAGAGGTCAGATTATATATAGTAATGCAAGTGGTACTACAGCAGCACTAGCTCCCGGAACAACAGGTCAAGTTTTAACCTCAGACGGTACGGATATATCATATGATGACCCTGCGGGGGGTAGTACAACCCTCGGAGACGTTGGTACTTATGCTTTCCTTGCCCGAACGTCAACAGGCCAAGCCGACTATATAAGCGTAGGTTCGTCATACTCTGGCTCTTCTTTGACATACGCTGGTGTGTCTAGGTCTGGGGGTAATAATATAATCATCTCCCCAAGTGGATCACCTTCTGGAACTTGGAGGGCAATGGGGCATGTTGGTTCTGCGTTTACTGGATTCAACCAAAGAGCAACTTCATTCGTGAGGATTTCATGATGCCCATTACAATTACACAAGTGCGTAATGCTCAATCACTTAACTCTGATAACACTCGCTTTGATGTAGAAATCAATCACCCTGATTACGGGTGGATACCCTACACCTTAGACCCCTCCGACACTGACAACACTGTTAACAACAGCGAGTTAATGTCTTTGATAGGTACAGATTTCACAGCTTACGTTGCACCCACTCAGGAAGAGTTAGACGCAGAAACAGCAGAGCAGGTTCGTTCTGATCGTGACTACAAGTTGCTTACAGAGGTTGACCCCTTGGTTTCTAACCCCTTACGTTGGGCAGAACTTACATCTGATAAGCAAACAGAGTGGTCACAATACAGAACAGACCTGTTAAATGTGCCACAACAATCAGGGTTCCCTAACACAATAACATGGCCTGTAAAGCCAGAGTAGGACACAGAACATGAGCCAACACGACTTTAACATTGCTAATCAATTATTTCCTGCTACTAGGGCAGACCTTAACAGTGCTTTCGTAGCTTTAGCTTCTAATTCTTCTGGTGATGCAGAGCCTACCACTACCTATGCTAACCAATGGTGGTATGAGACAGACACTAATACCTTAAAGCTCCGTAATGAAGCTAACAACGCTTGGATTCCCATTTGCGTATTGGATCAGTCCAATAACAATGTGTTGTCTATCACTACACAAGGGCTAACTCTTGGGGCAACAGCTATTACTGCATCTGGGGCAGACATTAATGTTTTAGACGGTTTAGCTAGAGGCTCTATTATATACGGCAATAACTCTGGTGTAACCTCAGAACTTGTTAAAGGTGCTGCTAATACGGTATTAACTTCTGATGGTACAGATATTAGTTGGTCTGATGGCCCCCCGACACTGACTAGAGGTCAGATTATATATAGTAATCCGAGTGGCACCACAGCAGCACTAGCTCCCGGAACATCAGGTCAAGTCTTAACTTCGGACGGTACGGATATATCATGGTCCGGTGGGGTTGGGTTACAAAAGGTTATTACGACCCCTTTGAGTAGTTGGTCAACGGGCACGAGTTACACCTTCACCCATAACTTAGGTACTACTCCCGCTGCTGTCATACCTTGTTTCACAGCAAAATCTGCGAACAATGGATATTCGACTGGTGACGTTATTATGACGGGGATTGGGTATCGTTATGCGGGTTGGGGTGTCTTTGTAAACAAGGTGGCGACAAACACTGTTCAGCTCCTAGTTGGTAGCCCCGGAATACGGTGGCATAACCCAAGCGGAAGTCTGTTTTATATTCAAAATAGTACATACTGGAGTCTTTCCTGTAACGTGATTGGATAACTTTACAATCACATGACCCACTAAAATATCTTAAGGAGCAACCAATGGGATACAAACTAGGACTACGAAGTAAACAGAACTTGTCTGGGGTACATCCCGATATGGTTGCTGTTGTTACAAGAGCATTAGAGATTAGTGAAAAAGACTTTAG